CATAGCTTTACCAAACGTAGTTAAGTTAGTATCTGCACCCCTGTTAGGGTCTAACTGTGGAAGAGCTTGGTATTCCTTTCCTAGTGTCGGATCAAAAATATAAGGCTGTGCGCCTGAACCATCTCCTCTTGAGCCAATACCAGCAATACGACCCATATCATCAGTAGACGTAAGCCAACTGCCATCACCATCCCGATCAGCAGGGCTTTTCTTTCTATTTGCCGCCCTGATAGCCTCTATTTCCGCAGGTGTGCTATTTTTAAATAAATCAGATTGCGCTTGGTATTTTGCAGTTCTGCTTCTGCGTTGCTCATCCAAAACTGGCGTAATTAAACTTGTGGCAATGCCACGACTGTTTACTGCACCTACGCCATCAGTAACACCCAACACACTTTTAATTTTGTTGCCGCCCCATAAACCACCACCACTCGTGATGCCTCCCATAGTTCCAACATTATTAGGGTCAGTGCTTATTATGGAATTTCCGCTTTTACTCAGTCTTGCATTTTTAAATATCGTGCCACCAATATCTAAATCATTGCCAATTTGATTTACATCATTACGTTTGCCAAGAATATTCTCAGCCTTCATCCTACCTTCTCTTTCGCCTTGAGGCGGAGCAAAACTTCCCTGACCATACTCAACTTGTTTCGCCACTAAATTACCGCCCTCATCCCTAGAGTGAGAAACAGATGTAGTGCCGCCAGGTGCATTTTCATTTCTTGAATGTGCTGGGTTTTCTTTCTCTCTAAAGTAACGTCTTGTCTCAGCCGCTGAAATCCCTGCTTCTGTGTGAGAATTTCTTACTTCAGCATCTTCTTGACTTGATCCGCCACCTTGATGTCCACCACCACCTTTACCACCAAAACACATAAAACTATCCTCTTCTTACTTGCGGTTGAGCCATAGATGCCATAACGCCTCCTAATGCGCCCTGACCTCTGTCGCCTCTAATCTCAGCGACTTTATTCATTAAATATTGCGTCATTACATCTCCACCTTGCTGTGGAGGTTGGCCTTGTGGCCTTCCGCCCTGTGGAGGCTGACCCTGCTGTACAATAGGGCCAAATGCCTGTGGATTAATCGGTGCTATAGAGGCCAACATATCATATGCCATTGTTCTTCATTGCCTCCATCTGTAGCTCTGCCGCATTCTTCTCTCGCTCTAACTGAATCTCAGCCGCGTTTTTCTCACGTTCTAACTGTAATTCAGTCTCCAACTTCGCTACCTTGGCCTGTAGGTCAGCCTGAGCCTTAACCTGCTCGATTTGCATTTTCTGTTGTGCTTCTGCCTGTTTAATCTGGATATTTGATTGCGCTTTAGCCTGATCTGCTTGTATCTGCGATTGAGTTCTAGCTTTTAATGCCTCAGTCTCTAATTGTGCAAGCTGTTGTGCGTATTGTAGTGGATCACCCTGTTGCTGACCTTGTTGCATAGCCGCCTGTAAAGCAGGAATTGGTTGCATTTGAGGCGATGCCTGTACAACTTGAGCCGCCCTCTGGCTAATTAACCTGTCTAATTCAGGGTTCACATCATCAAATGTAAAGTCTGGATCTTTAAAGTCAGGCATTGGCGGCATTTCCATGCCAATACCAGCCTCCATACGAACTCTGTAAAGTAACGCAATATGCTCTGCAATGTGAGCAACTAACACAGGTTGCATCGGAGCCGCTCCTGGATTGCCGCCCAGAGATGGATCTTGCATAAACTGTATATGGACAGCAATGTGAGAATCATGGTCTTGCTCAGGAAACGCACGAATTGGCTTGCCATACATAACTGACATATTCTCATCAATCGGATCCATCTGAACAGCCTCTTCAGGTTTCTTCAGTATCTCGTCAATGTTGGGTATGCGTATCGCCTCATACATCCGCTTATACGCATTATATAAATTATGGAACTGAGGTGCTGACTGAGCCATCTGTAAAATAGCCTGAGCCTGAGCAATCCTCTGAGCAGTTGAAAATATGTTGGGGTCACTGACAGGGAGGATGTCAATGCGATCGTTAAAGTCAGCCGCGAAAATCTGTTCGCTTCTGCCTGATAACGAAAATGTAAACGACTCAGGAAGGTTCTCTGCGTTAAGTGCCGCAAGTAATTTGAACTCTTGACCTTGAGCGTAATGCAACCTCTTGTGAATGGCTGAAAAAGCCTTACTACCTTGCTCTATCAAAGCCAGCGTCGAACCAACAGGCGCATTTGGGTTTACATCCCCAACATTTAAATCAGCCGTACTAGCAAATCGCTGTCCTGCCTGAACAATAAATCCAAGCAAATTAAAGAGCGACTGACTTGGCTCCTTAAATGGCAATGGCATAATTGCTTTATTAACATCGTCAACCGTTGCGTCTAAGTCTACGAACTCGCCAGGATTAACCTGAACTTCGCCACCTGAAACTCGACCTCTTAACTTAAATCCACCTTGCATATTTGCGAATGCCGCTGAATCTAGTAACGCCCTCAATGAGCCAGTTGCCGCTTTTCCTAATCCACCAATTAAGTGGTACAGGCCAAAACCCATAAAGCCTAATCCTGGTAAGAACTTGTAAGAGACAAACCAATCTCTCCTAAGTTTGCGTTCGTCGTCTTCTCTCCAGTTTCTCCTGACACTGACAATCGACTGATTATCATAATCAATCGTGACGACATATGGGAAGTGTACTAAATTCTCGTCAGCCTCGTCGTCGTCCTCGTAATCACTAACACCGTCAAACTTCTCGTAGACATGCATTTCCAGCAATGTAACAACTTCATCTTGCTGAGTATCACCGTACTGATCAATGCCCTCGATCTCGCCTATCGTATCGCCAGATGGATCTATGTCATTCCCATGAAACTCAACAGGAAGATAATAGCCAGACTGAACGTAGCGGTTGTAGTCATTCTTCGGTATTCTAATAACCTGAGTATACCTTGGTGATGTATACAAGTCTCTTGATTCAGGAGCCACAACAAAGTCTTCAGCCTTTACAAACTGAGCGCACTGCCTCCCCATATTCGCATCCCACCAAACCTTTTTGAAGGTCTGACCAACCAAAGGCAGGTGGAATAGCATTTGGTCTAAGTCTGGGAAATACTCAGGCATCTCCTGAGTAATCTGGTAATTCATAAATTCTCTGACACGTCTTGACTGGTCTTCTAGCTCTTGATTCGGATCGCCAACAATAACAGTTTTTACTGGGCCTCCAGATGGGTATAGCTCTGCAATTGCTCTGGCGTTAAACTGTGTTGCCGCCTCAGCTATCATCGGGTGGACTACTGTAGATAAACCACGGGCCGCACGTTCATCTTCTGATTCATCCATGCCACCGTCAGGGTCAACAGTCTTCAATCCATCTTTGTATCGCTCTTCCCATTCAGATCGAGATTCCTTATCTGATTCATAATAAGAAATAAGCGTCTGACCTTTTCTGGATAAATCTTGAGCATCAATTGATTCTACTAGATTGGAATCAAATTCATTCTCAGGCTCATCCATCATGCCATCGTCTAATTCTGGATCTCCGACCAGAACCTCTTCGTCTGATATTTCTTCAACTTGGAAATTATCCGCTGGAGTCGCTTCCGCAAATGGTGCTAACTTTTCAGTGAGTGAAATTGGTGACCTAGCCATACAGAGTCATCCTCCTTGTTTCAACAAATTCGTCATCTTCGTAATCGTTAGTGTGGCTGACAAACCAACCTTTTCTCAATCTTAGCCATGCTTGAGTACATGTGTCAACTATGTCGTCATTATCTCCAGCAGGAAATGCTGAACAAATGTCAATTAAATCTTTAGCCCACTTCTTGTCAAAAGGATAGTAGATTCTTCCATCTTCTAACAATGCGGAACTTGCGTGCGCTCTGGCTTGCTTATCACGGTCAGGTAAATATTCCAATACAGGTATTCCTGCCATGCGTAAATCTTGTAATAAAGATTGACCTGAAGCCTTCTTCTCGATCAACACTGCGTCAGGCTCCCACTCCTCATATGAATCTTGGGCAATGCGTCTTAGGTCAGGATAGCTGACCCTGTCGTACCACATATCAAGAACCATGATGTTCATCATGCCGTCATGTCTAAACACGCCCCACGTTGTCCTAGCTGAGTAGTCTGCGGTTTCCTTAGTGCTGAATGCAGTATCGTAACTCTGAATGACGTACTCGATGTTCGACGGCAAGTCTTGGCTCTCCCAAGGAACCCACCACTTGGCCTTTAAGATTCCACCACCCTTCGGGGATGGCCTCTGCTGTAGCTGACCTGCACTTGCGTAACTTCCAAGTGATTTCTCTAGACTGTCTAGTGTTTTCTTATCTACTCTCTCTGGCCAGAGTAATTCTCCCTCTTTAGTTCTGGGATCAGCAAAGCCTAGTGTTGATATCGTTGGCGTTGGGTGGCCTATCTCATATCGAGCAGGCAAACATAAGTGATCCCATTCTTGGCCAAGGTCGTTAGCTAAAATGTGACCTGCTAAGTCATTCTCATGTACTCTCTGCATGATAATAATAAATGCACCAGTTCTGGGGTCGTTCAGTCTGGTTTGCATCGCCTGATCCCACCAGTCCAGTACACCCTGCCTGACAAGCGAAGAATCACTCTCCCTCACATTATGTGGGTCATCAATGATAATTATATCACCACCCTCACCAGTTAACGCCCCGTCAACCGATGTTGCAATCCTCGCACCAGTCTTATCGTTCTCAAAGCGTTGCTTTTGGTTTTGGTCAGAGGTTAAATCAAATGCATCGCCAAAATGATCTTGATACCAGTTACTGTCGATCAACCTACGACACTTAACGCTATCCCTGACCGACAGAGAGCTTGCGTAAGAGGCATAGAGGAATTTTTTGTCAGGTTGCTTAGTCCAAGTCCAAGCAGGCAGTGCCACGGCCACAGAAATAGATTTCATGTGTCTTGGGGGAACATTTATAATCAGACGTTTGATATCACCTTCCACAACAGCCTGTAGGTGATCAGAGATTGCATCGATATGCCAGTTGTTTATGAAAGGTTGAGCAGGCTCGATAGACGGCCAACTAGCCTTCGTAAACTCCCTCAATGATCTCCGATACTTCTCCGCCCTCACTTGCTCCAAGGTCAGATTGCTTAAATGCATTTTCAAGCTGTTCAAGTTGGTCATTTGGAATCCTAGTTAAATCTATGATATGTCTCTGCTCAACAGTTGACTGGACTTCCTGTTTGTCCACCCAACCTGCTCGGTTCTTCAGGTAGAAGATCATGGCAGTGTTATCTCCATCCACTGCCTTTGTGTATAATGCGTTAGTCACATTGGCAACGCCCTTGCCACGCCCCCTTTTTAGCGCATCAGAAAACTCAGGAAATTCGTTCTGTCTTTCATAAATTGTCCAGTGACTTACACCCAATACAAGAGCTATTTGATCGACTGTTAAACCTTGGGCTGAGAGGTTCTCCACCTTCTCACAGACTTCTGGAGTTATCTCAAATCTTGGTCTGCCTACTTTTCTTTTTTCGTCGCTCATCCTTTAAACCTTTTCTCAGTGGTTAACCGTGCTTTCAATATACACATTATTTTGCAAAAAAAAAGCCCCACCGAAGTGAGGCTGATTTTGTTTTATTTTCTCCCCTGATTAATTATCGTCTAAAATCTTCTATATCAAAATCTTCAGCTTCTTTTACTGCCTCTTCAAAAACTGTAAAAGGATCTGTTCCTGATACTGTTTCATAACCTTCTATTGTGGCTTTCACTCCATCACCTGTAAATGCAGTCACAACTCCAACATTCTCATAATCGCAACCATTCCAAGTATACTTTATATCCCATGCTGGGAAATGAGTTGCCCACTCTCCAGATGCACCATCTGTTGCTCTCTCAAATTTAAACTTTGGTGAAACCTCAGAACCTTTTATATTAACGTAACCCATTTTATATCTCCCTTGTTTGTTTCTATAAACAATAAGTACTAGCAATCACTAGCACCGTCAAGTGCTAAATGTAAAATAAATAAAAAAAGACCCCCAACTCAATTTGAGTCAGGGGTCAGTCTACCCCCCTAAAGTTTTGGGAGAAACAGCGTCATAGAGGCGACCAGACGCAGAGGGGTTAGCTCACTTGATTAGCGAGGCATAAATATGCCGCACCATCAGTACTCGAATCTTCACTAGGTTTATATGCTAATCTGCTAACTTTTAAAAGTGACATCATAACACAGGCATCGTGTGGTGTTATTTCTACATCAAGGTAAGCACTCCACAATGCGGATAACTTCTTGAAGCTATCCTCTGGTGTTCCGTATGAACTCTGTCGATCTCCATTCACCAACTTAGATGCATCACTTAAAAGTTTACTTGCCTTCATCATTTTCTTTTCCCTCTATAATAATCGTCAGGCTTACATTCTCCGCAGAACCAAGTTCCAAAGTTATTCCTTAATATCTCAACGTCCAAACCAAACCCTGCATCGGTGTCACCACACACAGAACAGGGATGCCAGAAGACCCTTGAATTCTCTGTACCTTTAACTCTCCTAAACCTTGGCCTTCTGTCTTCTGTCTTACTACCCATATGATCCTCTTTTTGCGGTTCCGTATGAAGTAGGAATACCCTATAGGTAATTCCTACAATTCATACGCGTATGAACAAGCGTAGGAAAAGCGTATGAAACGTATGAAACACACTCGTAAGTCATTGATTTCATTACACTCAACTTTTCATACGCTTTTCATACTTTGCCCTCTTTCGCCAACAGCCAGATTTGACCCTGATTCATACAGATAAAGTCACCTGAAATCATGGCCTCCAGAGTCTGTTTCCAAGCACTTCTGTGGTTCGATCCAGTGAACTTTCCAGTGAAGTGTTCACGCACATCTTCCTCCTGAATGACCCAGTAAGTATGTGGCTCTGGCCACCCAGTTCCAGCAGGATTTGGTTGCCCAAGTTTATCTGCCTTGAGTTGCCTGAAGCACTCTAAGAACAGCTTCTGGTTCTTACCTTTTGGTATTTTCTTCTTGGCTTCCTCTAATTCCTCAGCGTCACATTTCGCAATAACTACCGTGGTGATATCATCTCCGTCTGGATCAACACCGAGGACTGATACGTTCAGCCTGAATGAGTATGCCGCCCCACCTTCTAGATCTCTTTGCTTTGTGCAGAGTGCTGTCCTGATACCACTATCTTGCTGAACGTCTAACTCTATCTCTGTATCTAATGCGGCTTTCAATGCAGAAGAACCTCTAGCACCTTTGGCAGTATCCTTTCCAGTGTGGTGAACAATAAGAAGATGAGCGTTAGAGATATTCCTGAGTATGTCACAGTTCTTTATGAATTGAGACATATCCTCCGATGTATTTTCATTAGCCCCTGCCATTGCCCTAGACAATGTATCCACAACAATCAGTGCGATTTCGCCCTTCTCCTGTTGGATCTCACTGCATAAGTTCTCCAACGTGGGCAAATCAACGTCACTGTTAAACATATCGACTGGACTTGGCCTCACTGCGAGTAATGCATTCTCATCACCGTAATGATCTTTCAGTGCGTAAACTCTATTCCTAAAGCTATTACCACCCTCTGTTGCCATGTACAGCACAACACCTTGGACAACTTTATTTCCGTTCCACTCTCTGCCAGTGGCAATGTGCCATGACATATCTAGGGCTAGGAATGACTTACCAGTGTTAGACGCACCGTAAAGACAGCTCAGTTGATTTGCACCGAGCCAGTTCTTTATCAGGTAATTGTTTGTGAGGATTGGCCGTGCATCATCTGCCCAGAATACTGTGTCCTGAAACCTCTTCGGGGTCAGTGAGTTTCGTACAGCCTCCGCACCTTGAGCTACCCAGAGGTCATTAAAATCCATACCCTTTGGCGGTAGTAGGTATTTCGTTCCGTGATCTTCCTTAGCCTTTTCAGCACCTTTAATCCCTGCATCATCATTATCTGCACACACAATGAACTCTGCGTGTGGCTTGGCTATTCTTAAATTCGTAATGACTTCCGTAATGTTATTGGCATTTAAAGCAAACACGGCTGGCTTTCCTGTGGCCTCACTAATAGATGCGGCAGTCGCCCACCCTTCAGCAATATAAGCTATGTCTGTAATCGTACCACCAAGGACGCTGAAGTTACCAATGACAGGCATTCCCTTAGAGAACTTCTTGGTTCCGTCAGGGGTAATTGTCTGAGTTCCGACCTTCCTAGCCATGTAATTGTTGATTGGAATAACTAAGTTACTCCCGTCGATCAGTGCGTTATGTTGTGCGATCTTCTTCTTGGCAAGGTAGGGATGTTGAGTTGAGACACTAGGCCACTCTACTTCCTTCACGGTAAAACCATTTTCCCTCTCTGGCCATAAGCCTTGAGCCTGTAAGATCAGTGTTATTTCCTTGAAGTCGTCGCACTGCCTACACTGTACCTTCACCTCACCGTTATATTCATTAATCCAAAACCGATCCTTGCCACCGCAATTTGGGCATGAGCCGTGGTATTCTCCTTGGGTAACCTTCTTTAGATTTAATGAGCTAATTATTTGTGGACTATATTCAGACCAGATTGCCCTCTTAAAATTTGTCATTTTGCCGCCTTACAAAATTGTTTCATGGAAATCAACCCCACACATCTCTCCAACATGTGGGGCCAAGCTGTACTTTCTTAAAATGGAATTTCGTCATCCTCCAGTAAGTCTTCCACTGGTGCAGGTGCTGACACAAATGTATCGTCAGTCGTATACCCATCTACAACATCAAATGGACTTTGCACTTCTCTGTTGGTCATTGCCGCCCACTCTTCTGGTGTTGCAAGATGCGTAACCTGAACAGCCCTAAACCTTAACGCAACGCCACTTCCGTTGCCTCCAGAGTAAGGATAAATAGTTACAGCAATGTTTGCCTTTGACCCACTGGTTAACTGAAAATCGTCTGGGAATGTATTTCTCTTAGCATCAACCTGTTTAGGTAACTTAGTTTTCTCACCACCAAATTGCGCTCTAAGTCTAGTCCATCCTTGAAACTCAGCCTCACTGATGCCTTGATAATATTTATCTTCTTCCTTTACAGTTGCTGAAGGATAAGCCTTTATTTCTTTAGGCCAATTTTTATTTCTAGGATCTTCTATCGCATTCTTATACGCCTGTTGGCATAGTTTTGCTAATTTAGAAGCCTCATCTTTTTCCATAATGAATCTTGTTTCATATTTAGCTTCAGGTGTATCCCACTTACATGGAACGGTCTGACCCTTTCCTTCCTTACCACCTGTTGGGTCCCAATGGTAAGGCTGATTTAGCCTTGGGTAAAGTATAGTGACATTGTTTATTATATGTTGCATGTGCAACTCCTTCTTCGGTTTTTGTGTAGCACCCCTACACTGGGATCAGAAGCTCCGTGACTTCCGTTTTACATCCACTTTGGTAAGGGGATGGTATTCACTTCAGGCCAACCAGTAGAGTAATCTTGGTTCAAGTCAGCCAGTTTAATTCTTTTTAATGTTTCTGTCATTCGAACATGAGCGTGGTTTAAATACTCGTCAGACAATTTATGGACTTGTACTATAAACGGGTTTGTCTTCTCAATGCAAATGAATAAAAAATCTTTTATCGGAATGCCTTCCAAGGCCATTACATGCTTATAGAAACTTGCCTGAATATCATATCCGTAATCACGAACTGCCTTCCCAAAGCCTGTGGGCGATGCGTCCTGACACGTCTTAATATCAAACATAGTGCGCTTATGTGCCAGCAATCCATCTGGCCTACACTTTAAATCTAGCCCACTATCCTTGTCGTGAACAAAGAAATTAGCCTCAGCGACAAGTAGCTTATCCGTCAACAGTTGATTTACATGCTCTGTAAACATTGCAGACTGGCTCATGCTTTCAGCTAAGTGATATTCCTTTTTAGGGAGTAAGATCTTGCCAGCAAAGTCAGTGGCATCTTTGAGATCTTTCCAGTCCTTACCTCTACGAGTTTCTGGGCCTTGCGTAACTAAGTTCTTCTCAGGCTCTAGTAACATTGCGTGGACTGCACTTCCCAGATCAAATGCGGAACTCTCTTTGCGTACCGCATTCTTCCAGTGGTAGATTGTAGATGATGCAACAGCTTTAACATCGCTAGATGAGTAAGAAGGATGATCGTGATACCCTTTATTGCTTAGAATCTTTTCTATCATTTAAAAAAATCCTTAAAAAATTTAACAATCAACTTTACTAGATTGCCTTCTGGGGTTTCTATTTTTGCATCACCGTTAGAATCCACAGTGTATACATCCTGAGAATCCACAGTGTATTTAGCCACGATAGTTGGGGAAGTATCCTCGTGGTGGTAATCGAAGATCTGACTTGGCCTCTTATGCTTTAAGACATAATCAATTTGTGACCACTTCAATTTTCTTTTGTCGGCAATTTCAGATCGAGACAATCCGTCAATCGAATCATCCCAGACATCGTCTACAAGTTTCTGTGTGTACCTCATCTCTAATACCCAAGTTTTTCAAGATATTCCTTGACAGCCATCTCAACAATAGCCGTTTTGGAAATACGGGTCTTAACCCAGTGAGCGTCCATTTTATCCCAGACATCTGCCCTAAGTCGAACACCCAGTTGCTTGTACTGGTCGTTAGTATCTTCCTTGATTTCATTATCCATTGATCTCTCCTTTTACTATTAAACATATAACTAATGATAGCAATTGTATTAGTCAAGCTCGTTCTTGAAAGTTTATGATATTCTTTCCACTAACTTTGATAGTCTCTTTCTTCATAAGATTTTGGGCTAATTCCTCCCAGTTCTCCTCCTTAAAGTTACCAGCGTGAAACCAAGTCAACAGGTTCATAAACTCCTGTATTGTGGGTTTGCCGTACAGTGCTTCGGCATCTGCAAGTAACGCAGTGAACTCCTTACCTATTCGGATTAGAACCCATGAGTTGCCGCCTTGCTCTCTGTATTGTTTATTCCACATCATTTGATTTAACATCAAACCTGAAGCAAATCTCTTGCTCGGCCAATTGGCTAAATACTTTAATTCGATCCAACCTGACTGGCCACCTCGAATGTAATGAACGTCAGGCATTCCTCGCATCACAGAGTTCTCTACTCGGTGCATGTTCACAGGACAATTATCCCTGACTAAGTTCCAGAAGTTTTTCTCACTCATTATGTTCTCCATTAATCTTCAAGTAAATCTTTACCACTTTGCTTCAATCCAAACCATTTTTGCCTAACTTGACCAGCTACATAGTCGCGATAATTTCCGCTATTGACTCTTTTTCCATAACCAAGATTAATGGCAGTGACCTTCATCTTTCTAAAAGTTTTACTCTCTATCTGGCGAATGCGCTCTCTGCTTAAACCAACAACCTTACTACACTCCTCAAGTGTTTGATTCTTCATCCACCTCATATCAAGTACTTGTTTTTCCCGTGGTGAAAGTCCCTCTGAAAGTTGTTTAATTACGCCAATTTGAGACAGGCTCTTTTCAGAAGAACCATCTGCCATAATCTGTTTTACGCTATCTAAATCCATCGACACTTCAGCGGTTGCTTTTTTTAATTTAATTTCACGCATGTATTTCGGCCAGAGATCTTCAGGATCTTCGCCAACCATCGCGGCAACATCAAAAGCCAAATTTGTCCAACCTTTTTCGTTGATGGGTTTAACGGTCATCGTGACAAGTTTATTTATTGTGGTTTGACTTCTACCCATCTGCCTCGCCAAATCAGCGGCAGACTCATATCTCTTGCGTATCGCATTCAAGAGCCTCCCATTTCGGACAGTTACTTTAATATTAAAATCTTTATCCATTATAATACTTCGTTAATCTCTTGGGCTAATGCCCCCCCTTTTGGGGTTAGTTTAACATATTTACGTCTACTGTCAGTATTTTCATCGGGTTTTGCGTGCCGTATTAAACCATGTCGGATGACAGGTCGTCCTGAAGTATCTACATCTTCCCCATCTGTCTCTTCTCCTAATACCGCAATAATACGACTTAACGTAGATTGCTGAATACCCAGAACATTATTCATTCCATATACATCAACGGGAAAATTGAACTCTCCGCTATACGCCATAATAAGAAGAAACGTCTTGAAATGACCGAAGGCAGGTTCAGTGGAAGTATACTGTCTGTAAATATCCATTGCTTGCAATAAGGTAAACGTGCCGTGAAAACTATAATGATCACCGATGTCTTCCTCACTATCTTTATACTTGAGGAGCGAAGAAATTTTAAGATCTAAC